GTCATGATATACTCACTGTAACTGTGCCAACAGTTAAACCAACCATTGGTGATTTTTTACTAGAAATTTCCATGCTATTGTTATATTCAAAAAATCCTGCACCTCCAACAAAAACTGTTAAAGGTTCTACGCGCGCGGGACGAGCGTCTTGTAAACTTTGTGCATCAGCTGCATGTTTTTGTCTCTCTAATTGTGGGTGTTTAGCTTCAAACTCAGACTTATGTACTAAAGAACCATTCCATTCTTTTACCATTTCATTGTAAGGAAACTCCATACCACTACGATCAGATATTGCTTTTGCATATTTACCTGCTGCGTGTGCCATTAGATATATCCTCTCTCTGGTGTAGCAAAGAAACTGGAACGTGGTCTATCTTCTTCCGAAGCACGTTGCCATTCTTCTTCATATAATTGTTTTAGTAAAGGTGTTCTCTCCGGTGCTTTTTTTACAGAAGTATAATAAGCTAAACCAGAAGTTAAACACGGTAAAAATCTTGTAGGTACTTCTAATTCATTTTCGTAATTACCAGCATCTTGTATTTTAGTTAGTCCCCAATACTTAAAAGTATGAGCTGCATCTGGTGTTGGATATAAATACAATGTTGGCGTTGAAGCACCACGTTGTAAAAAATATTGTACAGGTGTACCTTCTGAAGATTTACTAGATATGTTTAAATATTCTGCACGACTAATACGATCAACTTCTATATCAGTTGTTGTATCAGTTGTTGTATATAAAACAGCTTCTAATATATCAATCAAATCAGAATCTAAAGTATAGCTACTTGTGCTTGCTGTTAATGTTTTTGTACGAAGTTCAACCGTCCAAAGATTAATACCTCTGTTAGCCCATTCAGCCAACATAATATTAAGTGAACGTCTTGCACTTTTTAAATCATAACCAGATCTAGAATTGATTCCACATCTTTCAAATGCTTCCTCTATAACTTGATCTACATCTAAGTTAAAAGTATTGGTACTTGACGTTGCCATTACTTACCTACTTTTTTCATTGCCTTTTTGTGTGCTTGTGTAAAAGTTTTACCTTTTTTCATAGCTTTTGTCATAGCAGCCATATGCTTTTTTGTATGATGTTTTGAGTGTTTTTTCATCGTCTTTTTTTGACGACCTGTTAATTGTTTTGGCATGGAAGACCTCGATATCATTTATTAATAGATTTTTTGGAATTCTGCAATAATTGTATACATATTACCACTATCAGCGGCTCCCGGTACAACAAGATTAACATCACTTTCATTTGTATTATTAGATTTATCTGCTGGTATTCCACCAAATTCTCTAAAATCCCAATATCCTGTTCCTGTTAAACCAATTATAGGGATATCTCCATCATCATCTTCTTCATCTAAACGTGCGTAAGAGTCTCCTCCATCTCCGCCTTGACAAGAAAACCAAATTCTAAGTAAAGCTAAGTGTGCTACAGCAGTTCCATCAGGTCTAGCTGCCATTGCTGACACATCACCAAAAACTGTTGTTGCTCCTGTTCCATCTGATTGATTAACTATTTTAATTACGACGCGATTGTCATTTTGTTGTAGGATAGTTGGTCCTGTTACTGTATCTGCCATTGTTTCCCTCCTTAATCAAGAAACGTGGGGCCGAAGCCCCACTAATTATTTATTTTACTCGTATACGTTTCTGCTCATGCAAATGTAATGAGTGTTTAATGCTTCTGCAGCGCCTGCGTTTGCTTCAATTCCGTTGTAAGGAATTAAATCAACATCATCAGTTAATGCTGTAGATTTAGTAGCCGCTGTTCCTGGTTGTACTGCTGTTACCGCTGTTCCTCCAGTAGAACCAGAAGTGCTTGTAACATTGTATTGTATACCGTTCACAAAAATAGTAATTTTTCTATCACTATCTATTTCCATTTTTAAATGATATGGTGTGTTTGCTGCTACAGTTATTGGTAATTGACTAATGTAGTCAGTTCCACCAACACTATAAATAAAGTGTAACTTTGTAAAATCATCAAACGATTGACCAGAGTTGTCTGCATCAGTCAAGAAATTAAAATATGCTTGATCATCATCAGTTGCAAGTTCTGGTGCGTTTGTTAATTTTAGTCCAGCCCAAACATTTTGGTTATCAATTGCTGGTAGCATAATTGATGTTTCCCAATGTACTTCGTTTTCTGTTCCCCATAAGCATCCTGCCCACGCTGTTGCGGCAGTATCTAAGTGAGGTGTTAAAATTGCTTGGTCTTGGTCTGCTCCTGCTGTTGTTGCTAAAATTCCTGCGGAAGTTGTAGCAAATGTAGCTAAAGCAGTAGTCATGTTAGTTCCAAGTGCTTCCCAGTTTCTATTTAAAGCTCTTTGAACTTCAACTGTTGATACTTGGTCAATATTTGCATTTAGACCTGGTCTTTGTAAAAACCATTCGTCTAAATAGAATCTTCTAGCGTCTTTAGCTGTTGTACCTAAAGTTCTATCGCTGTCTAATCCTGTAGATGCAGTCTCAGTAAATAATTTAAAGTTACCTTTAGATCTTACCGGACCACTAAAGCTTGTATTAGCCATTGTTTTTCTCCTTGGTTGTATAAACCATTCGTTGTGCCGTCTTTATACCGTCTGCCTAGCCAGTCTGCACAACTATTTTACTAGGATGTTAAATGTGGGGCCGAAGCCCCACAAGTCAAGAGTGTATTATGCTCCTGGAGAACCGAAAATACCTCTCCAGTCAGACCAGCCGAAGCTGTATCTTTCTCTGGCTTTGTATTTAACGTTTCCAGTTTCAAAATCGCCTTCCATTTTAGTAGAAATAGCGGCTCTTTGGAAATGTTTTAATCCATTTGGAGCATCAGTTTTAATAAAGAATGCATCTGTATCAGTTAAGTAGTTATTAACTACATAACCTTGAGGAATCATTCCCATGCTCGCAACTGCATTTGTATCGTTATCCGCAGTTCCAACTCTTTGGCCAGACTTCATAAGTCTTTCAGCAGTAAATTGAAGATTTACTGGAATAATTAGTTTCATACCATTGAGAGCGACTTTTAAGCCTCTATCATCAGTAATTCCAGCAATGTCAATTAATGCTTGCTCAAGAGATGTCTCATTAAGGTCTGCAGCAGTTGATAGTTCGTTTTTAATGTTTCCGCCAGTTGATGGGTGAGCAGTAGAAAATAATTCTACGCCGTCTCCACCTGTGTAAGAGCTACTAAAACCGTTATTTAAAACGTTAGCTGCTTTTACTTGTTTAGCGTTACTCATTGAACGAGCAAGTGCCTTAGTATAACGAGAACTGATTTTGTCGTAAAGGTTATCCTCTACGGCTTCCTCAGTGATTGCAAAAGCAAGTGCTATAGTTTCGTGAGTATAGCGAGCAGTAAAAGATTCACTAGAGTCATCAAATGCAACGCCTGTGCCTTCTGGTTTTACTGAAGCTGTACCGAAACCGGATAACATTACTTCTTCTTCAAAAGCACGATCAGAAGTTTCTGTATCAAAAATTTCTGCGTGCTGGTTTTCATATCGGTCGTATTCCAAACCAAACAGAGCGTTAAGGCCCGGCTCAAGTTCTTTGACCAATTGTGATCTAGATATTGCCATTTATATGCTCCTATTACGCTAAAGTTGCACTCTGTAAGAAGAAATGCAGGTCTTGTGATGGAACAACATATGCGTTAGCATTTGCTGTACTTGTATCACTGTTGTTTGGATCTTTAGATATCCCAATTTGTTTCCATTGCCCTGTGGTAGCATTTGATGAAGTATCAATTTCCTGTGTTGATCTACCAGTGTAAGTGCTTCCACCTACGCCTACTAAATCAAAACCAGCAAAATTTAATGCTTCAGTTCCTGTTCCATCATGTTGGCCTTCAAAAATAATTTGGGGATCGTCGAAAACATAAGCTTCAATATCCGAAGCATTTGTGCTTGCTGGATAGTATTTAGCCCATGTTGGTTTACCTGTAGTGGGGTCCGTGTACTGACAACCATTAAAAACACCTAGAAAAATAGCATTAGCTGCTACTGTTTCTATAGTACCTGCAGTTTTATGCGATACCATCTGACCTTGATAAAGGGCAGTGTCATAGTTAGTTGTAATTCTGTACGTGTTATTACGGATTTCGCCACCAGTAAGATGTCTTACGGGTCTAAACCCGAAAGCTGCGTCTTGGTTAGCCATCGTATTTTCCTTTTTTTAAAGGGTTAAGTTTTTAATTCGATGGACAGAAGAGCTAAAAAATTATTTCTTCCGGTTACCACCGAAGGTTACACGACTTTGCCTATCTGGTTTAGAGATTGGCATGCTAGGGTGTTGTTCCTTTAATAAATCGTTTGCCATGGCTTCCTCTTTATCTCTCGCTTGTTGCGTGAAATATTCAATTCTTTCATGTACGATCTCTTCCGGGATCTTAGCTAGCAATAAACCACCAACTCCTATTACACCTTTATATTTTCCATCCTGTATACTTGGATATTCGTCTTCGTAAGAATCTGCTCTTACTAATTCGAAGCCTTCTCTTAATCTAGCTGAAAGATTTTTATTATCTTCTAGCCCTAAAGTTTCAGCTCTTATCCATCTGTGTTTAAACCCAGCGGGTGCAGGTGGTGCATCTAGGGATGACGGGGGTGCCCATGGTTTCCTACGAGTCGTTTTCTCGCGGGATTGGACAGCGCGTGGAGTCTTACTTGTAACTTTTAATTTATCATTCATATGCCTACTCCTTCACGTATTTCGCATATTCTTCAAGTGGCACACCTAATTTTTTAGCAATCGCTACTTGTGATGGTGTGAGCCTCACTGTTTTGCGCCCAGATCTTGTGGTCCTATTTGCAGAGGCAACAGTTTGAGCGGGTTTGTTGCTTCCTTGGACTTCTCCTCCCTCATTAAATTTATGAGGAAACTCGTTCCGAAGCCTTTTGTCAATTTCTTCGTAGTATTCATCGGTCGTAGGATTATATCCTTCTTCCTCCACAAGTTTCTTGTGAATACCAAACGAAGCATATGTCATAGCTTCATCTTTACCAAACCACTCATTTTTTTCCGCCCATGCTTCCGCTTTTGGGTCCGGTGGAGCAGCTTTTGGTTGTTGTACATTACTTTGTACAGGTTGTTGTATTGTCTGTCCAGCATTTTCTTGAGATTTTTCGTATAATTTTCTTTGCTCTTCTGTAGCATTTATACGTTCTTGCTCAATAGCTAGTCTTGCTAATGCTTGATTTGCTGCGACTTGTGCATCTACATCGCCGGCTGATACTGCTTGTTTTAATGTAGCTTTTGCTGATTCTAGTTCTGATTTTACACGAGTTGAAAACTCATTGACATAACCATCATCAAGTTTAGTAAACTTTGTTTGTAGATCATCGCGTTCTTTTTTTATTTGTTCAGCAAAACTAAGAGCTTCTTTTTCTCTACGTTCTGCTTCACGAATTTTATAGGTTAATCTATCAATACGTTTTTTGACACCATCACTATACTCTTCGCGTTCATCTTTTTTTTCTTCCTTAACTTCTTTTTCTTCTTTAACTTCTACTTTAGGTTCATCTTTTTTAGTTTCAACCTCTTTAGTATTAGCTTTAGAATCGTCTAATTCAACATCAACAGAATTTCCAGTTGTATCTAAATCAACCATTGGTGTTGTTGCTTCTTTTAATGTTTCTTGTGCTTCGGGCATGGTTTCCTCTCCGTCTTAAACGGTTAGTGCGTGTAAAATATCTTCTGGATCATCTAATGTTCCTAATATTTCATCATCGTTTAGTATACGTAATTCTCCTCCATCAATGTTAAGACGAGAACCAGCGTAACGTGCAAATAAAACCCAATCATTTTTCTTGCACCAAGGTCCATTAGGAAATTTTTCTTCGTCTTTATAAGCATCGGGTCCAATTTCCATAACTAATCCACAATTAGTTGCAATTTGAGATTCTGTTATTGTTTTATCTGATAAAATAATTCCACCTTTTGTTTTTTCTTTAGCTTTATAAGGTAGAACAACAATGCGCCAACCAGTTGGTTTAGGCATTTTTGCTTTTTCTAGTGACTTCTTTGTTTTATTTTTTTTCTTTTCTTTTTCTTCTTTTTTTCTTTGCAACACACGAGCTTCAGCTACATGTGTAGGTAATATAAGTGTATTAGTCATTTTGCTCCTGTTTCTTTAGCAGGTCCGAGAGTTCCTGTTCAATAAAATTTAAAGTATCTAGTTGACCTAAATGATTTTGATAATCATTCCAATCTTTTACTTGATTGTTTACAATTATCTCAGTTAGTTGGGTTTGTCTAGTCCTAATTACTCTAAATAGCTTTTCAGCTAAATATACTGCATCCATTTATTTCTTTTTTATTAATCCCATTGCACCTTTTCCAGCCTTAATGCCAAAGCTTGCTGAGCAAGCAATATATAAAAGATGTTTGTAATAATCCGGGAGTGACTGCAA